CTCGTACCGGGCCTTCACGTAGCCCGCGAGATCCGACATCACCGGCGCGGGCGCCTGGTTGAGGAGAGCTTTCTGCTGAGCTTGCTGCGCGAGTTGGGCTTCAAGGGCCGCGGGGGGCACGACCGAAATGACGCCGGCTTGTCCTAGCTGATCCATGGTTCTTCCGCAGGAGTGACAGGGCCTTCCAGGGAGTAATCACAATGTGTTTACTACTCGTTAACGCCCTGGCATGCAATAAGAGCGTGCATGCAGTTACCGTCTACCAAGGTCGTCACCCTCCCCGCTTTCGTGACCGCGACTTATATCGCGCGCCTCGCACGTGCAATCGTTATGGAGTTGCAGCCGCTCGAACGCATCCTTGAAGAATTCAAGCTCGCACAGGATGAGTACGCAGTCGTCAAACTCATCCCCTATTTCAAGCGGGTGTGCGAAGAGTTCGCCGCCGAATGGAATCGTATCACATCCACCCAGGACAGGCTACGCCTTATTTCAGCCGTAATGCTGGAAGAAGGATTGCCTCGCCTAGGATCCCAGATGGTTGATCCAAACATAGGAGCGGCCGTTGCCGTCGAGACAGGAAAGTTCTTCGCGAAAATTGCAGGCGTCGGCGATGGACCTAAGGTCAACGAAGCGTCTGCGGGAGATAGATTCACAATTACGATCAATCTTGGCGAAGATCACAAGCTCAAATTTACCAAAGATGTCACACCGCGAACTTCAGAGGTTGAGGCATCTGCGGAGTCAGATACTTTACCAGAGATCACCGAAAGGGAAACTGCAGCGCCGACAGTGGCTAACAAGCCCACGAGGGAAAGCGTACAAACATCGGGGGAACGTGTCCCCGAAATCGAAGATGATGTCGAAGAAATATGATCAATCCCCAAAGGGTATCGTAAGAAAATACCGCTACGAGTACAAGCGTAACCTACAACAGGAGCAGCTATGAGCCCGCCTCGGAAAACAGACAAGGATTATCTCCGCGACGCGAGTGAAATCATTCGCAAGCAAAGTGTAGAGATCGCGGATTTTCGTCGAACCGTTAAACAGCAGCAGCGAGAACTAGACCAACGCGAAAAAATCCGCGAGGTCATTTTCCAAATTGCCTCCCACGATCCCGATCCCCCGGAGTGGACTTACAAGCTTCCTAGCTCTCACAGTGTACGCGGTACGCCAGTTGGCATATGGAGCGACTTCCATTGGGGCGAGCGTTGTCGCCGCAACCGGCAAAACGGCATCATGGAGTTCAATGCTAGGATCGCCAAGGACCGCCTAATCTATCTCACCGAGCGCACCGTCGATTTGTGCTACAATCATATGGGTGACCCGAAAGCCAAGTACCCCGGCATTATCATAGGGCTCGGCGGCGACTTGGTCGGCGGAGACATTCATGAGGACCTTGCGGTTACCAATGATCGTACCCCACTTCAAGCGGTCAACGATCTCACTGACAACCTCGGGGCAGCGTTCGAACGTCTGCTTTCTGCCTTCAGCTACGTCTACGTTCCGTGCGTCGTCGGCAACCACGGCCGCACACACAAGAAGCCCCGGGCCAAGTTCATCGCGGAGAACAATTATGACTACTCCGTCTATCTCAATCTCATTCGATATTTCAAGAAACAACGACGAATCAAATTCACCGCGAGTGAAGGTCCAGATTGTCATTTCAAGTCCTACCATCACCGATTCTGCCTCACTCATGGCGATCGACTCGGTGTTAAAGGAGGCGACGGCATCATTGGCGCAATTGGACCGATCATTCGAGGGGCTGTCAAAATCAGCCGACAAAAAGCTTCAATAGACCAAGGCTTCGACACGCTGGTCGTCTGTCACTACCACGAGTACATGCCGATGCCCCGCGTGGTGGTGAACGGCGCGCTCAAAGGTCCTGACGAGTACAGCACCAACCAACTCCGCATCCCGCCGTCTGTGCCAACCCAAGCACTCATGTTTGTGCATCCAAAGTATGGCATCGTCGACCACAAAGGCGTATATCTCGAAGAGCCGAAACAGCTGCAGCGGATCGCGGCCCCTTGGGCCTCCTGGCAAGATGAGTGATCATTCTCTATTCGAGTATGAGGCGCCCCCTACGTGCGCCTCTTTCATGAAGTCCGACGCCTTCACCCGCATCCTCGCGGGTCCGATAGGCTCGGGCAAGACGACCGCATGCATCATTGAACTCATACGACGCGCGGCGGAGCAGCAGCCGTGGACAGACGGCAAACGCTACACGCGCTTCGCTGTCACCCGTCAAACCCTCAAGCAATTGATGGACACCGTCCTGCAAGACTGCCATCTGTGGCTGAAGAGGATTGGCGAGTGGAAGGAGTTCAGGAAAGTCTACCAAATTCGCTTCGGCGATGTGCACAGTGATTGGGTGTTCATCCCGCTCGAAGATGCGACCGACCAGGGCCGGTTACTCTCGATGCAGCTAACCGGCGCATGGCTCTCGGAATGTATCGAAATGAATTTCGATGTGCTGGCGCCTCTCTCGGGCCGCATTGGCCGCTATCCTGCTCCTAAGACCGGCGGTGTGCCGACATGGTCTGGTATCATCGCTGATACGAACATGCCCACGGAAATGACTCCGTGGCACAAGTACATGACGGAGCCACCGATCGACGCACAAATCTTCATCCAACCATCTGGAATGTCCGAGCGCGCCGAAAATTTGGACTATATCGGCCCGCAAACACCCTTCACGGCCAGCCTACCTTTGGGGGACCCAAAACGTCTTGCTCAAGGACGGACGTACTATGAGCGTCTCCTACGTCAGCACGGCGAAGACTCTCCTTGGTGCCGACGTTACGTCTTTGCCGAGTACGGTGACGATCCATCTGGACAGTCAGTCTTTCGAGCTTCTTTTATCCCTAGCTTCCATGGAGTGGATAGTACCCTTGTCATCCCTGGCTACCCTATCATTATCGGACAAGATTTTGGACGAAATCCCTGGTCCATAATTTGCCAGATGGATCATCAAGGCCGCTTGATCGTGCATGAAGAAGTCCCCGCGGAAAACATCGGGCTCGAGAAACACATCACTCAAAACCTTCGTCCTCGTCTTCTGCAGGGGAAGTATCTCGGCTCAAAACTGTTCGTCGTTGGCGACCCCGCCGGCGTGGCCAAGAGCACCATTTCCGAAGAGACCTCGTTCGAGGTGATCCGCCGCCTGGGGCTCCCCGCCTACCCGGCGCCAACCAACGATATCGATCCACGACTACGCGCAGTCGAAGCACTCCTCATGCAGCAGCGGAATGCGGGTCCGGCCCTTATGATAAACAAGCTCGGGTGCCCAATGCTGTACCGTGCAATGGCGGGCGGATACCGCTTCCTCAAGAGCAAAGCGGGCGCGCTCAAGCCGACGCCGGATAAGATGGATCCTGAGGGGTATTCTCACGTGGCGGATACACTGCAATATGTAGCCCTGGTCGTCCACGGGGGCCTCGTTCAAGATTTCGCCGCGCGCGCTGCGCAACATTTCAATCCTACCAAGCCTTCTCGTCCCCGCCTCAACGCCGCCGGCTGGACTTAAGTCGTCACACCTAATTTTTGATCCAGCTGATGCTGAATAGCTGCAAGGCGTTCTTTCACCTCGGCCATGATCTGAGTCCGGTTTTGGTCAACAACCTCTGCAAGTCGATGGCTTCCATACTGCTGCAAATCATTAAAACGCCGTACCAGTTCTGTCATCTCGCTCTTCTGTTGGGCAATCGCGACCAAGAGTTCAGTTATTCTACCCGTAGTTAGTTCAAGCTTGTCCATTCGGGTATCGATGATATCCAAGCGTCGATCAGACGCGCCAAAATATCGCCCAACCGCGATCGAATTCACAACGCCGCTGCCCACGAACCCCACAAGAAGAAAAAAAGCAGTAATCACAGTCCCGATGTTTAGAGTCCACTCGAACATTTCCTTGCTCCTACTCGATCTGATCTTCGATCTTGACTACCTGCGAGTCCTCCAAGTAAGCATTGAGCATATCGAGCGCCTTGCGGCGGTGCTCGGGCGGCATAAAATACCCACACGACCACACCGTCTGGATCGCCAATCCGAATCCCTCCAACCGTTTCCGCAGCTTGCATATGACGACGTCGACGATTTTGGGCTCAGTTTCGACCTTGGGATGCGGTCTTCGACTTTCGATCACGTTGTGGAGCATCTTGCGTGTAACTTCTCTCCTTTTCATTAACACCAGGAGTAAACACGCTTGCTGCTGGGTCACCCCAAACAGTCGAACAACGTTAAGCACCAAGAGCGCGTCATCAACTCCGATCTTGGCATACTCCGGGACCCGGTTCTCTCGAGTCCCGTGCACAGGCCAGTCATCGCGGGGCAACTGGACAATAGTACCTTCATCGAGGGCCTCGTCGAAGTGCTCGCGGAGATCGGCAGAGGAGATTTTGGTGCAGCGGGCGATGGCACGAATGGGGATTCCTTCGTTGGCCATTCGGACGGCGATAGCAAGTTCTGTGAGGGGGAAGCCCTCAATGGTCGGCTCGGTGTCCATTCGTTCTCTCCGGGGTAGAGGGAACGACTGTAGTAAGACTTTGGCAAGATTGTGTCAAGATTAAGGCGGCCGCCGGCCGGTACCCCTATGCGAGTCGCGTCGCCCTAAGGATAGCGGGCGGAGACGCGCTACCAGCCGGCAGCCGTGTTCCACCATCCAGTCAAAGTCTTAATCAGACGTAAACTTGGGGGGCGTGTTCAAGATCTAGGGGACTTTTTTCGACGTGCTCAACCGGCTTATTTGGGTAGAACGCTTGTGCGATCTCATTCACTGTCAAGGTCATCCCTGGAAGGATGTAGAGGTTCCCGACGATTTGGGCCATTTGGCGGACGAGCGCGATGGCGGCGTGGTTGACATGCGCATACGTGCGCAATTGCGTACCAGCACCTCTGATCCGTAGTACGTCAGCGCGGGCAAAATGATCAATAACACCATGACCACCAGGACCAAAAATATTGCACAGCCGGACAGTACGACCCCGATACATCCTAACCATTCGCTCAGCCTTAAGCTTAGAGTCCGCATAAGGGGTCCCTGGGTAGTTGATGGCACATGTGGACGCGAAGATAGTCCTGCTTTGATACGCTTCTAGCACTCGAAGCGTTCCCTGATAGTTAACGGCCTCCATGGCCGCCTCGTCCCCGCATTGGGCATCGGTGAGGGCCGCTAGATGGAAGCACCAATCCGCGGGTGGAAATTTGACTTGGCAGACATCTTCAACGGCCCGCTTTCGAATGTCGAAGGTCTCGATGATATTGTACCCGCAGTCGGCGAGCAACTTGCACAAGTGCTTCCCGATGAAACCCATTGAACCCGTAACAACGACGGACGTCTCCGAGGGGGGCTTCTTATTGGGGAAGTGCAGGAGTGTCGCGGTCATCCCATTCCCAATTTTTTACGGGCAGCTTCGGCGAGGCGATGCATGAGCGATGCTTGCGCCGGCCCATACTTCTTCCCCTTGTTCACATGGGTGCATTGCACGTAGTTGCCGCGCGTCTTTGGTGAATAGCCCTCGATCTGCCCAAGCGGCGTACGCTTGAGCACCATCAAACGCGATTGTCGGTTCATGTGCCCGTACCTTCCACGTAGCACACCACACTATTCCCTAAGATGCACACGTACGTCTTCCCATCTGGCGAGTCACGCGGATCGTCCTGCAGATCCTCGTTCACTTTGGTATTGACCTTGTACCAGTTGTCGTAGGCGTCCAACTCACCAAACGCCGGCTTGACTTCGAGCACCCCGTCGACCACACGCCGCGCCGCCACCAAGAAGCAATCTTGGTTCTGCCCGTCGGCATAGCAGCACAGTGGCCTGCGGTGCTCGATCTCAAACGTCCCCTTGGGCCGGCGCCAAGTGCGCAGAAAGTTGACCACCTGCTGTTGCTCAGTGGTCTCGCCTGGCTGGTGATCGTGCGCCCGCGCTGCCTTCATCAAGATCAACGACCCGATGAAGAAGACGACGAACGCAACCGTGATCACCAGCCAAAACGTGTAAACTTTCTGCCACCGCTCCATCAGATGCCTTCACCTTTCGGTGTGGCCTCAATCCCACCGTTCTCGAGAATGTGCATGATGAGCGCAAGAACTGGCAGCGGTGGAAACGCCCACAAGCAGACAATATTGTCATGCCCCAACGCTATGCCAGTTTGCGGACTAGGAGCACCCGTCGGCAGGGCTTGGAAGAACCGGATTTCGGTGACCTTCACTTCATCGGGAATTTGCAGGATGCTCGCAAGCAGTTCAAACAATTCCGGCTTCACCGGGACGTCGAGCCACTTGAAGCCGACGTCTTTGTTCTGCTCAGCGAACTTCTCGCTGACGACGCAGCGCGGCTCCGGGTCCGGCGAAGGGGCGGCGAAGCTCGGTGCTATGGCTAAGAGGATCAGTGAGGCAAGAAAGGCTATCAGGTACTTCATCGGAGTTCTCCTTTTTTGGGAGGATGATGGTGATACCGGCGCGAGTAATAGTGAGCATGTTCTTCTCGTCATGCGTGCGAGTCCAGCGAAGATAGGGCCTAAGCGCGCAGGCCAATCGCCGTAGGAGTTCCTTCTCCGACAAGTCCCTAATGGCCTCAGGATCAATCGCGAGGTCGTGCATGAAAACATCGTGCATATACTGCGCCTGCAGCGACTCCACGCGATCGTACGGGATCACGTAGTAGCCGGCCCGCTCAACCTGCTCGATCTGATGTTTGAGGAGCTTCTCCTTGATCATCCCTTATTCCACTTCCTTGCGTTTTGCGCGAACACGGCCTTTCGCTTTGTCTTGAGGTTGGACGAGTGCGTGTCCTTTTCGATACGGGCGGCAGAGATCTTTTTGCCAGCGGGGGTCCCAGTCTGAGCCCGGTACGAGCCCTGCGTCGACTTCTTGATCTTGATGGCCATGTGGCGCTCCTATTTCGGCGGTTCCCACCCTTTTGGCATTTTCTCGACCGACATTACCTTGTGCGGACGAGACCAGGGATAGACTATGCGTAAGCGAAGTGTAGGGCGGTGCGCCACCAATGTCAAAGAAACACACCATACCGGTAGCCATTTCACTGCCAGTCAAACCTTATCAACTCGGGCCAGGTTACTTCGACCCAATGTTCGTACACAAGCTCACCCTCGCGTCTGTCGAAGTAGCCGTATCGCTTCCCCCACGCAAGTGCAAGGCGCCTCCGACTTTCCAGCCGGCGATAGTCGGGGCCATAGAAAAGTTGCACCCGTGGAAACGGCTTCTTGACCCCAAACGCCTTCGACAAATTGGGCCGGCGCTTCCACTGCAAGAGTTCAGCATCAGTTAGCCCGAGGGCTAATTTTAGCCTCTCCCATAAATTCAACCAGTGCAATTGGCCATCGCTGAAATACAGCAAAGGCCCATCCGCATGATTAGGCTGAAGGCCCGGCGCCGGCAAGTAGCCACTGTTGTTCCATTGAATGGCGCCGTGCGAATATTCTGTCCGATCGCTGTACGTTTTCATCGTCCTGGTCTCGAAAAAGCACGGAGCAAAGCTATTCGGCTTGAAGTGCCGACCGGGTTTCTCCATCCGCCGGCGGCAGCGAGGGCACTCCCACGAGCGCTCAAGGTTGAAATTCATCGCCCACCGGCAGCAATTCGGGGGGCATTACGCGCTTGGGAGCACCGTGATACTCCATGGTGACGACGCAGAGCGCGCCGACCTTGCGAACAAAATCGAGCACCTTGGTCTTCTCCTCGGGGATCAGACCGTCCCACGAGCAGCCGGCGTCAACCAACCGCTGGGTGTAGCCGTAGATGTACAAATTCAGGCGGCGGAGTCGGTCTTCCCGCGGATCGGTACTCGGGGCTGACCCGTGCAACCTTCCGTTTTGATATTCACGCTGCCTGTAAA